CATCAAGTCCAGAATCTTTGAGTGCTTTTTTAGCGGGTTCAATCATGCGAGCGACAAGTGGCTGAATCATGTTTTCCAGAGTAGCTCGATTCAGTTTAAGTACCATATGCTTGGGTCCAGTAGCATCAGCTGAAATATAGGGTAGGTTGATTTCAGTTTGAAGAGTTGAACTGAGTTCAATTTTGGCTTTTTCAGCAGCATCACGAACTCGTTGCAGGGCCATGGCATCCTTTTTGAGATCAATAGAATTATCTTTTGCAAATTCTTTGATAGCCCATTCCACAATTAGATGGTCGATATCTTCACCGCCAAGTGTAACATCACCGTTGGTACTGAGAACTTCAAAAACACCATCTGAAATATCCATGACGCTTACGTCAAATGTTCCAGAACCAGCGTCCCAGACAACATATTTTCCTGACTTTTTGCCATCTAAACCAAATGCTAAGCTGGCAGCGGTTGGTTCATTAATTACTCGGAGCACATTTAGACCGGCAATTTGCCCAGCGGCCTTAGTAGCTTGTCGCTGTGCATCATTGAAATAAGCTGGGCATGTAATAACAGCATCAGTTACTTTTTTGCCCAAATATTCTTCAGCAGTTTCCTTCATTTTAATGAGTACTTTTGCAGAAATTTCTTCGGGACTCAAAACTTTGTCATCTACTGAAATGGCAGCATCGCCATTTTTGTTCTTTACTACTTTATAGGGTAGGATGTTGACAGTATTTTTTAATGTTTTGTCTGCAAAACTGCGGCCAATAAGTCTTTTAGCAGCGTGAATTGTTCTAGCAGGATTCGTTGCTGCTTGTCGTTTAGCGGGCTGTCCGATGAGTATTTCAGAATCTGTAAACGCGACAACTGAAGGAGTTGTTCTAGCACCCTCTGAATTTTCAATTACTCGTGCTTTACCGTCTTCAATCACAGCAACACAGGAATTCCCTGTGCCCAAGTCAATACCAATTGTAGTCATATGTTCTCCTTTAAAAGCAAGATTTGATTTTTGAACGCACCTAATGCCGTTCAGCGCTTCATATGTTTATAAGCAATTGTATTGTCAAGAGTCTATTGAAAAATTATTGATTGAATTTCCATTCAAGTATGATTTCTTGCTTCAACTCTTCTAATTCAGGTTTATCTGCTAAGAATATGCCCCAGGTAACTCTTTGAACTTTGGGATAAACATAACTGGTTTTCTCAAAATCAGCCAATCCATTAACAACCCCAATGACGCTTGAGTGATCTCGAGTTGAATAGCTGTGTTGCCTTTCAATATGCATAAAATGGAATGGCTGTCGTATCCGTGTTTCAAATAATTTTTCTATTCCCAAAATTATATGAGGTCGTTCAACGTTTGTCCATATATGCATTTGTTCATCAAAAAGCAGTTGACGTCGACTTTGTTGTCGTTTCTCAATTTGTTCAGTTGCGGTTTCAGTTGAAGTTTCAGTTGCCGATTTTAATAAATTTAGTAGCTTGATTGAACGATCATTGGATGGATGGTATTTGCTGATGATGCAATCAATTTGATGTGCATCATATTCTTGAAAATCAAATGGACCAATAATTTCCAATTTCAACTCCATGTCATTTTAAATTCAAGGAAATATTCTTCGGATTCAAATTCCAAAATAAATTCACTGTCTGTATAATTATATGCCCCATTGAATGATTTTAACAAGTCATTAGCAGTATTTTTGTAGTCTTGTCTATATGAATCAACATCTATATGTGGATATGAATTGAGTCTTGTTTCTGACTGTTTTTGAAATTTATCATGTTTTGAAAAATTTTGCCACCAAATTGAATACATCCATTTGGTTGAATGATCGCGATTTATTTTGTCAGCAACTAATCTGACTTTCATAGATAAGTCATTTGAAATTCAAAAGCCTCTTCCCTGGAATGAAAGGTCAAATAGATAATTCGCCAATTATCCTTGTATCCAGTACTGATATTGAATTCAACGTCATTGGATACTCGATCACAGAGATTTTCTATCCAATTTTCTTGATCTACACGCCATTTCAAATGGGTTAAATGATGAACCAAAACAAATTCCCAGACAGGCCACTTATTGAGAAATTTTTGTCCCAATGTCCGGACCTGTCCGGGGTATTGTTTGATCAAGTGACCAATAAATTCTTTTTTGGAATAGATCATCGAGATTATATATTTTTAAAATTTCTTTCGGAAAAAGAAATACCAAATTGCCCAACCAATTCCCACAAGGATAGCTAGCTGGATCAACCATCCAAAAAATGCACCAATTGGATTCGGTGAACTATAGTCTGCTGTAGCGCCCTGTTGAACCGCAGGCTGCGCCCCATTCACATAAACAGGCTGTTGATGACGATCCATGGCCCACATCCAAAAGAATGGGTTGCCTAGAATCCCAGAGTCATGATGCACATACGTAGTTGTTGGTGCATTATATGTGGATCGATTCGCATAATTTGGAGCGGTCTGGATTGGTCGACTAGCGGTAATTGATCCGCTGGAAACATATCCAGAACTGGTATACTTTGTGGTGGTTACTGGTGAAGACTTGTAATTTGAACTAGAATAGCGTGGACTGGAATATCGACTTGTTGAACTAGAACTAGAATTACTGTGGTATGAATTAGAGCTACTGTGATAAGTGCTGCTAGAAAAACGAGCCCAAGCAGGCGTCATCGATGTACTCGCGATAGCAATTGCTCCTGCAAGTACTAGGAAAAACTTGGTGTGAGATTTGGTCATGCTTCAAATTCCTTGAAATATGTCTCCAGAACCTTGTTGATTTCTGGATCATTGGTTGCTGCCATCTTTTCTAGAACAGCTTCAAACTTGCGAGCGCGAGTTTCAAAATCTTCTAGATATCTAATATATTTTTCAGCTTCGATAATTACTCGCCCAATCGTGCTATCAATTTCTCCAAGCCGAACTTCAGTTAGAATGTTTTCAAAATCACGTTTTAGATCTTGGTTGTTCATTGTTTTCTCTCTCTATCGGAAATCCCTATCTAGGATTTCAACAAGGATAAACGTCTAAAGTCAGTTTGTCAAGTCAAAAAATCAACGAGCACGTTGAGTTGGTTCTCGACGAAGGCTGAGTTTCAAAATTTCCAAGTACCATTTCTTTTCATCTTCCTTGTTGTGAGTGACACAAGCATGATTATAAGCACGGAAAATATCTGATAATGACATAATTATATCTCCTAAAAATATGCTGGAACCCAGCATATTTTATTTATATCAAATTAGATTTTTCCTGTCAAATAAAGATAAGCGAAAAACACAATTGCCCCAACCTGTGGCGCAAGTCCAATCACTAGAATCACATCATCTAGATGTCGGGGCTTTTTAAATGGGAACACGAGATATACCTTTCAAATTTCTGCATAAATATCATATGCATGTTTGAAAGAAAAGTCAATGTCTAAATTTACCCTTTGGAAGGGACTTGGTAAAAAATCCAAGGACTATAAATTTGTGGATCGAATTGTGTCTGAACAATACCGTCGCGGTGGAGTAGAATTTTGGATTCACAAATATTTGGGTCCAGAAACACAGACTGCAAATGGTGATGCGACATTAACAAATACAGCAACTAGTCAATCGATTATTCCAGAGTTGGATATACAAGATGTTCTTAACATGGAAATACGTGACAGAACATATGATCCTGACATTTATTCACTAATGGGACACTATCAAATTACAGACAATGATTTTGGACTTACCTTAGCTGGTATGACAATTACGAATGATACTCTATCTATTACATTTCACTTAAATGACATGGTCAATCAGATTGGTAGAAAATTGATGATGGGTGATGTGATTGAAGTAATTCATTTACGTGATGATTTGGTGTTGGGATCTGATATTGCAGTATCCAAATTTTACGTGGTTGATGAAGGAACTCGTCCAGCAGAAGGATGGGATCCCAATTGGCTAAGTCATATTTGGCGAGTTAGGTGTCAACCCATCTCAGATACGCAAGAATATAGAAACATTTTGAATTTACCCCCCACTGACACAAATGGAGACCCAATTAAAACTGGTAATGGTCCTTCTACGTTGGCAGACATTTTATCAACCTATAATAAAGAACTGGCAATTTCTGATGCAATTGTTGCCGAAGCAGAAAACCAAGTGCAATTCAGAACGTTTCAACCAGCACATTTATATGTATTGCCGGCAGATTTAGACAAACCAGAATCCATCTGGGCCGGAGATGGTATTCCGCCAAATGGCAGTAAACCTGTTGATTCAGGTGAATCATTTCCGGATGCTGCAATTGGCAGTTACTTCCTAAGAACGGATTATCAACCCCCGATATTATATAAGAAGACTGACAAACGGTGGAAAAGAATCAAGATTGACTATCGCCAGCCTTGGGTACCAACAAATGAAACTTTAATTACTTTCATTAATAATGATTCGATAACTACTTACACAGATGACACAACGCACCCAGAAAAACAAAACATTCGAACTGCGGTTAAGCCAAAACTGGATCCAGACATTATATAAGGGAATCACATGACATTTACATTTAATTTTACTCAAGATAAATTAGCAAAAATTTTACATAACAATCATGAAATACCAGCTTGGTTTGATGCATTGTCAACTGTATTGCCAAAATATAACATTGTTACGGTTGAACAAGTTGCTGAATTTTTTGCACAAACTGCGCATGAAAGCTCAAACTATACGGTTCTGTTAGAAAATTTGAATTATAGTGCCGCCGGACTGGCTAAAACTTTTCCAAATCGTTTTCCCACAGTAACTTCTGCTCTATCAATAGCCCGACAGCCAGAAAAGATTGCAAACAGTATATATGCTAGTCGACTGGGAAATGGAGCTCCAGAATCTGGCGATGGATGGCGATATAGAGGTCGAGGCATTATTCAAATTACAGGCAAGGCAAATTATCAATCTGCAAGTCAATTTTTATTTCATGATAACCGATTGGTTGATAATCCAGATCTAGCTCTTGATAAAGTTACGGCAGTTGAAATAGCATGCTGGTTTTGGACGACACGCCATTTAAATGATTTGGTAGATCATGCAAACTTCCGGGAAGTAACTCGCAGAATTAATGGTGGTTATCTGGGAGAAGATGAACGAGAAGCCAATTATAAAGAATTTCTAACCATATTGAAAGCGTGAAATGGATTTTTGGTATAATTCACAAATAAGACAATATAGGCTACAGTTTGTTAGAGCATTCAGTAATTTCAGTGTTCAGTTTGGTGCTAATGGACCGAACCCAGAATTGCGACGTGTCCCTTGTCGATATGGAGAACAAACTCGTATTGCAGCATCTATTATAAAAGGCAATAGTGAAAATACAATGCTTACTTGTCCATTCATAACTTGTTATATTGAAAATTTTTCAATGAGTGGTGAACGTCGGCAAAACCCAACATTTGTGGAAACTACTCAAGTAAATGAACGATACTATGATGAAGAACAACAGAGATATACCAGTCAAATAGGCAATCGATATACTATTGAAAAATATATGCCGGTCCCTTATGACTTGACTTTTGATGTCAGCATATGGACTAATAATATTGACATCAAAGAACAACTTCTGGAACAAAAATTAGTATTGTATAACCCACGTATTGATTTTCAAACCAGCATGAATCCACTGGATTGGACCATGTTGTCTAGTATTGAACTAACTGATTCCATATCTTGGACAAGTGTTACTATTCCGCAGGGAACAGAAACGCCAATTGACATATCAACGTTGAAATTTAAGGTGCCAATTTGGTTGAATCCTCCAGCCAAAATAAAAACACAAAAATTGATTGAAGAAATAATTGTCAACATATCAGAAGGCACCTTTGATCCAAATAACATGGAATGGGATACCACTGAATTTCTGCATCAAACCGTGGTCACACCTGGTGATTATTCACTGGTTATTAGTCAAATTTCATCACTGGTATATTCATTATCAATTACATCAAATGGAGATCCAACTGATCCTGGCCAATTACCAACCTGGACATTTTCCAAATTGAATCCACTATTAGTGATAGGAACTAGTTTTGAATTTAATGGTATCACACTTACAGTTTCATCGACTGACATTGAAGCTGTAATTAAATCATTCAATGCTAGTTTGGTTAACACGTTGTTTTCAGTAAATCAAGTTGGTAATAAAATATGTTTCATTAATTCAACTGGCGGAGACAATCAATTTGTAGATGGATTAGGAGCGCCTTTGAGTAGCCTAGGATTATCTACAGGTGTTTATCCCGGAGGAACCATTTCTTGGTATAGAACATTGTTGGCATATGGTAATATGAAAACTTATCAACAATACTCTGCGGCCGCCAGCAAAGTTAAAATATTAGATGCGGTTGATGTAGTTCAATCTGATTACCAAATTGAAGGTTGGATAGATATTGATGCTGTTGATCAAAATAAATTGACATGGAATATTAATCCCACGAGTCTTCCCGCCACTAATTTGAATCCGGTATTGTCAGTGATTGATCCCAATAAAGTAATACCAGGTACTGGATTGGCAATTGCTTCATTAGGGCAGAGATACTTGTTGTTGGAATCAATACAAGTAAATAATCAAAATTGGCAAATCGCTGCTTCAGAAAATGATATAATTGAATATAATGGTACATCTTGGGTGATCAGTTTTAATTCATCAGCTGCGACCGGCAAACATTATGTGAAAAATTTATTCAACAGTAAT